CGCATCAGAAGCTGCGTAATATCCCTCCTGGTCGCGCAGGCGCTCTTCGAGGTAGCGCTTATTAAGTGCCAGCCCCTGCTGATAGAACGTCTCGTCGATTTCACCAGCCTGACGCTGGCGGAGAAGATCGGTATTCTTCTGCTCAAACTCCTTACGCAGATTGAACTGCTCCTGAAGTCTTTCACGAAACCTGGTTCCCTGCCCGTATCCCAGCAGTTGCGCTTCATTGGCTGCGCGGGCGCTGGCGTTACTGTCGGCAAGGTTGGATTCGTAATTTCGCAGTTGCTCACGTAATTTAACCTGGTCAATCAGCGCAGCATTCTGCAATACCGTCTTTTTCTGGGCTTCTGTCAGAGAAGCAAGTTCGCCCTGGCTGACCTGGTATTTAACCTTCGCCAGTTCAGTATTCTGGCCTTGCAGGGCAATCTGCTCTTTTTGCTGCTTGATAAGGCGCTTATACACATCCTCGGTTTTCTCGCCTTCGGTTTTACCGCCCTTCGCCTTAGGTTTGTTGGCCTCATTATTCCGCCATTCAGCAAGACCGTTATTAATAAACTCCTGACGGCCTGTCTGGAATTGCGGATCACTGGTTAACCCCAGGTCATCGGCTGCATAACTCAGTCGCAGGCGCTCTTTTGCTTCACCCTTCCGGCGTGACAACTCCAGATCCCGGCGACTCTTTTCGAGGGCATCGGTTTGCTTTTTGTCGAGATCGGCCTGCGGAAGTCTGAGCGGGACGTTAGCCAGCCCTTGCCGGGCCATTAATAGCTGATTTCCCAGACCCAGCAGACGGTTAAATTCAGTATGCTGACCATTCATCATGATCATCGACTGATATACCGCATTCTGTCGCCAGGCTTGTTCGCGTATTAAATCATTACGACGCCGCTCAATTTCTTCGAGGGCCTGCTGTATGCCGCGAGATTTATCTCGCATGTCATTCAATTTTCCCTCTTCAACAGCAAGTTGATCCGTAACAATAGCTATCGCTCTAAGGATTTCTGCATCGTTCTCGCTGTTAATACCCGGCTTTCCACGCGATGCATTCAAATCGTCGATCTGGTTCTTCAGCTTACCAACCTTTTTGGCTTGCTCATCAACAAGACGATTTTGTTCAACGAGAGCCTCAACAGTTTGTCCACGATTTTCATCCGTCTCGGTCAGAGACATTTTTGAGGTTTTTTGCCTAATTTCATCAATCTGACCAGCGTACTCCTGAGCGGAACGACGTGCCTGCTCCTGATTCTGATACATCGTGTACCAGGCACCAGCGCCAAGCATCAGCAGCCCTGGCAACCCGCCCACCAACCCTAAAAGTCCTGTAGCGCCAGTTTTTACCAGCCCCAATACAGATGTTGCAGAGTTAAGAGCTTGCTGAGATGCTGCCACTACTCTGTTTGACTGCACCAGAGCAGCGTTCGCTGTAATCATTGCTCGGCGTTTGGCAATGGCATTTTGAGTCGCTGTGGCCTCAGCATTTGTATTTTTAGCTAAGACAAGTTCTGACTGAGCCAGTTGATATGCTCGCTCAGCAGCAAGTGCATCGGCGGCCGCCTTGCGCTGTGACTGTGTGGCAGTATTTGCCCTGGCAGCGGCTAGTGCTATTTCATTTTTCCTTGCCTCAACGAGTTGCGCTGTTTGGCTTCCGAGATCGCCGATCATGCCGCCAATAAATCTCGAACCGCCGATGGCCGCCAGGACACCAGCAGCAGAGGCCACGGTATTTATATTGTCTGAAATCGCATTCAATGCCCCGGTTAGCGCGCTTGTCGCCCCAGTGGCTTCATTTGCACCACCTACCCACGCCAGAAATGCGTTTTCAATTTTGGTCGTTGCTGATGCAACGGTCTGTGGCATCGCGCTATATTCATCCTGTAACGCCCCAAGCTGGCTGATTAAAGCCGGAACAACTTTATCGGCGGTAAGTTGTCCCTGATCGGCCATAGCCTTTAAGTCTTTCCTGGCGACACCCATGCCGGATGCCAGTGCACGAATAACGCGATCACCGTTTTCATTGACGGAGTTAAATTCCTCGCCTCGAAGAACACCCTGTGCTAACGCCTGACTAAACTGTGTGATTACTGAGCTGGCTTCAGACGTGCTTGCGCCTGACAGCTTAAGTCCTGTCGATATAGCTTCGGTTACTTTCAGAACCTCTTCTGAACTGTAGCCATACTCACGCATGGAGGCGGCTGAACGGGCAAACAGGCTGGCGTTATCTGAAAATGCGGTTCCGGTTCGCTGGCTAATATCCATCAGTGCACGCTGTGACTCTTTGAAGTCATCGGAGGATTTTGATGCCTGCTTTAACCGGGCGTTAACTGAACTCCACTCATCAGCCAAAGAAATAAGGTGCCCGGTGGCATATGCTCCTGCAAATGCCCCAGCAAGACCAACAGCAGACGCCTTTGCAGAATTAAGCTGCCCCGTTAAATCAGCTAAAGCCCTCTGAGTTTCTCTTGACGCTGCCGCTGCCTGGCGGCCACCATTTTGCATGGTGCGGTAATAATCTTGCCCCATTCGTGAGGCGCGGGAAATTTCCGTCTGGAATGACTGCGAGTTAGCGGAAATTTTGATTATTAACTCACGTAAGGTTGCCATCAATTTTCTCCAGGCGAAAAAAAAGCCCATTAACGGGCTTTTTGTTGTGATATAAATTTCATGGCTTATCTAAAAATTCTCTCAGAGCTTCCGATTTATTGCAGGAATCTTTATTAACAGTCATCCCTGCCTCTTTTTGCTTTTGACAGAAATAGTAGTAATCATCGTTTGTTTTTATATAGCCCATGAATTTAATAAAAGCTTTTTTACACAATTCAGGATTTGCATGATCAGAGCAAACCGTAGACGTATAGCTTTGCAACTCATTTGGTTCTAATGGAGCCAGTGTTTGAGTTGCACTTGATAAACAACTGAAACCATAAAATAATACAAATAGAACTAGTTTTTTCATTTTCTTCACCAAATTATAAAAAAATAATCCTATTCTTTTACAGTTCATTTGTCACTGAGTTGCAGCTGTAAGTGCCGCCTCAAGCCCTGCAAACGGGTCCTTCGGTGCTGATTGCTCATCGCCACCCCAGCGCAGGATCGCATCGTCCAGCGGTACTTTTGCCCCCTGCGAGCCGTAGATGGCAGAGACGAGCTGGGCTGCCTGAATGTCGCCACGGATATCGCCAACCGGACTTTGCCTGTCGTACTCAATCCACATCAGAAGCTCGCTTGCCGTCATATTCTGTCGAAGCTCTGAGAGCGTGCGCCCCATACGGAGCGCAAGCGACATCAGAAACTTTACGCCGGGGGTTGAGACTTTTCCCGCGCTTCGTCCGCGTTATTGATCAGGTCAAGCGCCTGTTTGAGAAGGCGTGAATGGACGGGGCCGTAGATTTCACGTACCTGCTCTTCTTCGTCTACGCTGAATACCGGTTGCTTATCGGTGTCACACAGAACGTCAATGAAGAGCACCACGTCAGCGCAAAGATTACGGTGTGCCTTTTCCGATACCGACACATTTTCATCATCAGTACCCGCTTTCACCACCTCCTGCCAGCGCAGCCAGGCTTCACCAGACGGCTCACGCAGAACCACTTTGACGCCTTCCCACTCAGGAACGGCGACCGTCTTATGACGGAAACCCGACATCTTAGCCAGGGCGAGATTTTTAATATTCTTCATGCGACCTCTCAGGAGCCAGACTCGATATTTTCAGGCTTACCTTTCAGACGCAGGGAGAACGTTGCCGCCACTACGCCGTTGGTACCTGAAGACCAGGTGTGCTGGCGGATTTCAGCCAGGAACTTAAAGCCCTTGCCGGACGGGAAGATAACCTGGAAAGCGTAGGTCGTATCGTTGTCATACGCATCACGCAAGGCGTCCTGCGCCGGATTCTTGTAGAAGTTTCCGGACAGAGAGATTTCTGACGGAGAAGGCAGGCCGTTAATGTTCTCCTGCTCGGTCGAGCAAAGCGTTGTTACGTCGATATCCTGCTTCTGACCACCGGTGAACTGAATTTCTTTGATGGTGCAACTCAGATCGAGGAAGGTTGCGGAATCCATCGTTTCTTTGGTGGCTGGCAGGGAGGAAATAAGGATCTTCGTCAGCTGCGATTTTTCATAAAGTGCAGACATAGCTGTCTCCTGGAAAAAGAAAACCCGCCATCAGGCGGGTTCGTTGGGTGAATTAATTGTCAGGGGGTAACTTTAAAATCCAGGGTGGCACGGTAGAGCCGATAATATGGCTCGTATCCGGGGATTTTTACCACCTCTGTAGGGTTTAACGACTTAAGCGAAGCAAGCGCCAAATCTCTCAGAGATCGTGATTCAGTGATCGTTGTGGCATACACATCGACCTGAACGGAAACCCTGCTCTCTGCCTGGCCACACATCACGTCAGCGGAAACATCATCGACGATGGAAAAGATAATCCATGGTGGAGTGACCGACGGTTTCCCGTCACTACCTAATGGCGCAACATAGGGATATACCCGTCCTTCTGCCAGGGGAGAAAGCAAGGCGTAGATATTATCTTCATTCACTTGCTCAATACCTCATCAATAGCCTGACTCATCCTGGCAATGGCGACGCTGGCGGCCTCTTCCTCGCGCGTATCGTAAGCGGGTCGCACAAACGGATGTGCAGGCATGTTCGCGGTGCCCATTTCTACGAATCGCCAGTAAAAGGCGTTTCTCGGGTTATTCGCCTTCATCGTGTTATCGCTGTTCCCGGTGCGCGGGTTAACACCACGAATATGGACACCGGAAGAAATTTCCCCGCGGCGGCGGCTTTTTTGGGTCACCACCACCACGTTTTTTTTCAGTTTCCCGGTGCGCACTGGTGCGCGTGCGATTACTTCTTCCTTAAGCACTTCGGCACCGGCGCGCGTAGCATCACGCAGGACCTTGTTGTTTTCAGCGCGGCTAAGCGCCTCCAGATCCTTTGCGATGTCATTCAGGCCGGAAAAATCGAGGCTCGTCTCAATCATTTTTCAGCTCCCAGCTTGCACAATATCTCCAGGCGTCCCCCCTTTTCATCGGGTATTGGCGGGCCTATAACGTTAAGGGTTTTGCCTCGGTATGGCCCACTCTGAACCTTTAGCCTGGATGCCGCTGTTATAGTTTCTCCAGATTTTCCGCGAACCCATACCCTGACATCAGCCTGAGCAATTTCGGCACCGGCCGCCATTAATTCTCTTCCGCTCCGGCCTCTGATATCTGCGCGGATGGTTTCACCATCTACCCATGTTTCTACAGGCTGGCCTGATTCGTCACGAATATGTATGGGGTTTTGTATCACAATAATTTGTATGAGCTTACCAGCGGATATAGCCATGAATGCCCTCAAATAATTGTTGGAAGACGAAGGTCATGAATTAAAAACGACACAGAAAATGGAAGCTCCCCATGCAGTAAATCTTCCTTGTCAGCCAGATCAGGGTTTCGGTAAAGCATGCCCACCAGACGCATCGTAGCAGCCTTCATCCGGCTTAGCGCTTCACCTTCTATTAACTTTCCTGTCTCATCAACGACCTTGTCACGGCTTCCCTGTATAAAAGCCAGCAACACCGAACTGGCTTCCTGTATTTTTTCCTTAAGTGGGCCGTCGTCAGCATCATGATCAATGTGCAGGTGTTCCTTTATCTCATCCAGTGTCACAAGTTCAATCACGTTTTATCCCTCCCGTCGCGGCCACGCTTGGCAGCCAGGGTCCAGCCTTTCGAACCTGCCTCACCCGGCTTGTCCTGAGTCTGCGCGTCGCAGTGCCAGAGCGAACCGCCCCATGTAACTGTGTCGCCAGGCAGATATTCCTGACCGGATTTGAATACGCCCTGATAAATCATCACTGGCACGTCAAAGGATTTGGTTTCGCTGGCGCCACTGGTGCGGTTAACCGTCAGGGTGAAGCAACGCTGCTCAGATTGCTGAATATCAATACCCGCCACACCATCAACAAGACACTCCCAGCCACGCATACCATGGGTTTTCTCGTAAGCGCGCCACAGGCCGCCGTTATACGTCGCATAGCTGCCACGTGGGTAGCTTTTCCCCTCATCAATGAAAGGTAGAATCTCCAGCGACAGGGCGTCCCGGCCATTTTCTCCATCTTTACCCGGCTCTGCTGCGGGCAGAGCTGCAATCGCCTCATTAACCAACGATTTCACATCTGGCAGCTCCGGCATGGATGCGGAAACCAGCTCCTGAATCATCGGCTTGACGTCTTCAGTCGTGACACTTTTACCGTCACGCGGTACCGGGATGGCGGCTACCGCCTCGCTGACAGCTTCTTCAACTGCCTGTTTAAGCATGGCGGGATCAAAGTCTTTACCGTCCTTTGGTACAGGTATCTCTGCCACGGCATTGCTGACCAGTTCCTGTAAAACGGGGGTAATATCGTCGACCGTGACACTTTTACCGTCCTGCGGTGCCGGGATAGCAGCGACCGCTTCGCTGACCATAGCGCCGATATCCGGCAATTCAGGAGTCTCAGGAACCGGAAGGGATGCCACTGCATCAGCCAGCAGCTTGGTAAAGTCAGGTGCCGGTGTATCCTTCAGGGACGCAACCTCAAGAGAGAGCCTGGTAAGGTGCTCTTCCGTTGTCTGCTGATAGTCACTGAGGCTTTTTCTGAAAGACTCACGAAGCTCGCCAAGCGCAAGGGAAAATTCCTCTCCAAGAGCCCTGATAAGGGAAAGTTCACGTTCATTCATTTGGTTAACAATCCTCTCAGCATGGCTTTTGCCGCTGTCAGTTCAGATTCCGACATGGATTTCCCGTTCGCATCGTCAGATGTGGTACGGCTGCCGGCGCCGGATTTGGCAAACGGGTCATCCGAAGCATCACGGCGCGCCAGCGCTTCAAGACTGAAGTTCTGCTGCTGAAGATACAGTGCGTCGCCGCCGGGTAAGGGCGGAAGGTTTTCACTCCGTCGCGCCTCATTTGGCGTCAGAATGGTATTTTTCACACCCTCGCCGAGTGATTTGATACGGCGTTCGCTGTCCATACGCAGCAGCGCATTAACATCAAACTCAGTCCCTGTATCACCCTCAAGTTCAAACGCTTCATCCAGCAGCAATTCGATGGACTCAATCAGTGACTGAAGACACTGTGAGTAATACTGCTGATCCTGCGCCTCGATGTTGTCATGCGTTGGCAGTTCACCGATGCCAACCTTATAAGCAGGCACGTGAAATACTGAACAGACAATCTGCGCGGTCATGCGAAGCTGTTCGACAGTTTGTGCATCAGCAGCTGAGACCGTCCGGGGAACATATTTCGCACCATTGCTCAGAATGGCGGTTTTACCCGCATTTTCCCCGGTATAACCAGTGTCCCAGTTTTCTTTGATCTTCCTGGCGTTCTCTTCCGTAATCGAGCCCGGAACCTCGATAACTCCGCTAGGTTTCCCGCCATTGCGGAAAAAGTACGCTGAGCTTTCCTGAATATGGTGACCCTGCATTGCAGCCAGACCAGCGGCATAAATCGGGGAAAGACCAATAAGGGGATGGAACAGGCAGTTGAACCTATCGTGAATAACCTCTCGTGCCGGTACTGTCACAGATGATTCAATGCCGGCCATGTTATCCGGATTGATCTGGTAGAAGACAGAGCCATCATCGGCCACCAGCGGCGTAACCTTGTTCCAGTCCAGCAGCCTCAGCTCAGTTATCTCACCGCGGTTGTTCCGGATCTTGAGCGCAACAGTATTACCTTCGCACAGCTTGGAATTCAGCCAGTGCTCAAAGAACTGGATGCGATTCTGAAAGGCATTTGGCCTGGAATACAGCGCGGCTATCTTCCCGGTTTTAATTTCCCTCCGAACGCCATTTGAATCCTGTTTCATCAGGCGCGGAGGCATTTTAGCGATATCACTTGCGATCAGAGATATGCAGGAAAACACAGCATAATAGGAGAGAACCGTTTTGGGTCTAATTTCCATGTTCTGCTGCCAGGCTCCGGCGAAGGGTTCATGGACATAACTGAACATTGGCGTCCAGCCGCCACGGCTGACAGGCTGCTGTAGATTTTTGATTTGCCCCTCTTTTCTTCGGAAAGGATTCCACATTAGCCGTTCTCCGCTTTACGCTTATTCTTCCTCACCCCGGTAGTTACCTCGGTGAAATATTCAGCCTTACCGAGCAGCACCAGCACCCTTGCGCACCGATCGTCCACGGCCTTTATGTCTCCCGCAATTGAGTCATGGGTACGTTGCAGATATCTGATTTTTGCCATGTTAATGGCGGGGATTCCCCCGCCCTCCTTCGGTAATTAGCTGCCTGCGCCAGCGCCGTAGTTGACGCCGGAAATCACCGCTACTGCGGCAGTACGGCGACGCTTCCAGTTGATCCAGCGCTCGGCACGAATAGCCACGCTGTTCGTCTGGAACATGGAAACCAGCTCGGTACCAGTTGGTGTAATGCTGTCACCAGCCGGATCGCTTTCCATTTCCAGAGACGCTTCGCGGGACATATCGACCGCCACGCCACCATCATCAGCGAGGTAGATATCCGGTGCGTTTACCAGCACCAGCTGGTTGCCAACGTACTGAGAGACAATCACTGGAAGGCCCTGGAAAGTACCGCCCAGCAGGGTCATTTCCGGATACTCCTTCTGGCCCAGCGCATTCTTGCGCATGGACAGTGCCAGTGCCGTAGTGCTGGACATCAGCCAGACAGCACCGTTCGGCTGAAGGTTGGCCGCAACAAACACGCCAAATGCCGCAGCCGCGTCGTCATCCGGGTTTCCGGTAGACGGGACGGCGGTAATGCCGTTGGTAATGGACGCCGGAGAGACGTTGGCAACCTCAGCTTTTGATGGGCTGATGAAGTCCGTATCAAGACGGGCAATGACCGCTTCTGCCAGCGCATTACGCACCAGTGCATCAGCTGCCGGATTAGAGAATCGGATCAGCTCATCCGTCAGCACGGCGATTGCGGCCACTTTGGCGAAGCTGAAGGTGATGGACTCGAAATCAAACTTCGTCAGCGGCTTCGCCTTGCCCTGGCCTACCCAGTTTGCAGATCCGCCGGAAGTTTGTGCCGGAATGCGGATGTTGAACGGGACCTGACGCAGGGCAGGAATACCACCCTGACCGAACCGACCGATAATGGTCTGCGGGCGGAGGAACTCAACAAAATCATTTGCATATTCCTGATACTCCACCAGCGCACCAGCCCATTGCGGGTCTGTAGTGGTACCAGCGCCCACCGCCGCCTTGAGTACGTGGTGAAGCTTCGGATCGTCAGGATACTGCTTACGAGCAATTTCCAGCGCTTCGGAGCGGCTGCCGTTCGCGGCGGCAAGCGATTTTGCAAAGCGGGCAAAGGCGATGCCTTTTTCGAGTTTTTGCTCTACGCGGATGATCCCCGGTGCGTTTGCTTTAACGGTGGTGACTTCGCCACTGGCTGCTTTAGATACCGGCTTTGCAGTCGATGCCAGATTGCTTTCCATGTCGCGCAGTCGTTTGAGGTGTGCATCAACTGATTTAATTTCTGCGGACGTGTTGTCGTAGCTCTCTTCTTCTTCAGCGTCCAGGGTGCGCCCCTCTTCAGCCGCCTTTGACATCACTTCATCAAGTGATGCGGCCAGCGCTGCACGCTTCGCTTCAAAGCTCTTGATTTGTTCTGCGATATTCATTGAATTATTTCCTTGTTTGGTTTTAGGTGCTGTAGCGCCAGCGGTTTTAGAGGTTTTCACTACCGGTTTCTCATTGCCTGACGCGGCGAAAAACTGGCGATCGAAAGATTTAACGGTCTGGATGGAGCATTCGGCATTGGCCGGAATGGTCACCGCCGAGACCTCAAGCAGGTCCCAGGACAAAAAGCGAATACCGCCTTCATCCAGGAAGGAATACTCAATTGGGCGGAACCCAATCGACAGGCCGCGTACCAGCCCCGCCTTAATCGAAGCCCACGCTTCATCAAGACGTGCGATTAACTGGGATGGCATGTCAGGGGTTGGTTTCACGAGCTTTGCTGTGATCTGCAACCCCTCTTTCACCATTTTTGGCGTGCAGGTGCCAATAGGCTGAGAGCGGTCGTGCTGCCAGAGGAACGGCGTATCGCTGCGGAATTTCGCCCCCTCCGGCTCCATAATGTCACCGTCACGATCGGGAGACGGTGTTGAGGCGATGCCGGTGATAATCCGCTCATCCTCATTTACCGACTTCACCGTCATGAGGGTGCAGGCGCGTTTAAGCGTCATTTGCTGGCCTCCAGAAATGAAAAAACCCGCATGTGCGGGCCATTAACTGACGTGTGTGTTAAACGAAAAATACCTGGTAGTCTTTTTTGACCGGTTCGGGGTTAAGAGCCATTAACGTAACGGCGTTGAATGTGGCCATAAGAGGGTCAATTTTCCCCTTCCCGCTGGCCTGTTTGGTGATGAGTATGGCGTTACCTTTCGGCTCCACACGGGCGTTGCCTACGCACCATGCCATCAGAAGCTGACCACCATGAAGCAGAACACCCTCAGCCAGCTTTCGCTCGGTAGTCTTAATGGCGCCGCCGAGTTTCCAGCCCTGGCTGACCCCGGTTACAGCCTCATCAGGAATGCCTGCCTCACTGAGCGCATCAAGAATTTGCCCGACCTCAGAGGGGTCAATCCCAATTTTGTCCAGCAGTTCTGCTTCATAAATCCGGCTGACGTACTCTGCAACTTGCTCAACATCCTCACCTACACGCTTAACGATCGTCAGGTCACCGGCCCTCTCAAAATCCTTTAATTTTGAAATTTCGCTCTTTCGTCTTTCCAGGGCGATGGTATGCGCCCATGCATGACACCAGCATAACCATTCGCGAGTCTGGCGATCGCGCCCGATAACGGCCAGGCCAAGAAGGTCATCGAGACCACCGCCATCTATACCAACTGTGACCACCTCAGAGCGGCGCAGAATATCTTCAAAAGTGACGCGCCTTGCCTGTTGCTCCCAGAAATCCGCCCCTGCCCATCGGTCAGCGCGCAGGGCGAGACCGATTTCAACGTTGGCGTGCTTGGACATAAAGCCACGGAAGTCTTCTTCCCCGGCCTCTTTCGCTTTGTTGTATTCGCGGTAAAGAAACTGCTCGTCAACGGAGTAACCCAGGTTGGGGTTAACCATCGCGAGGTTATCCAGAAGAAGATGCTCTCCGCTGGCAACCATTTCCGGTGGATGCTCAAATATCACCGGAAGAAAATGCGGGTCGTGAATTTTTCCGTCGCGAACGTCACGGGCGTACTGTAACTTTTTCTTAAACACACCAGCAGGCGGTTCGTTGGACTGCGTGGTTGTGTACATCACAAAGCCTTCCGGTCGTGATGCCATGCCACCGACTGCCTCGCGCAGCATATCTTCGGAGTTATGTTGCTTGCCAAAAAGCCACAACTCGTCAATGAGCGTGCCAACAGATTTAATCCCCGATACGGTGTTGGGATCGGCGGCCACCACTTTCAGCGTCGTGTCCGTTCCCCTGTGGGTGATGGTCCTGATGTGTGTCTGCACCTGACAGAGGTCATCCAGATCATCATCCCGCTTTACCATATCGCGCGCCGGGTTAAAGGCGTTTGTCGCCACCTCTACAGTCGGGGCGATGATGGTGTACCCGGCAGCCTGACGCCAGTTGAGCAGCAAGGCCGTCATCATTATCCCGGCGGCCAGCGTAGACTTGGAGTTTTTTTTGGGGATCAGTACAAACACTTCTGTAATGTGTCTGCGGCCGGTTTCGGCATCATAGGAGCCGAACAGCGCGGCAACGAGATCGAAAACCCACTGTGCGCAGGACTCACCGAAAGTTGGCGATCCTGGAGCATCAACGATTTTCAGTTGCCTGAAAACGTTCAGGGCTATTTCAGCCTGCTCCGGGTAAATCGGGGCAGGAATAATAGACTGGCCTTTCTTCAGGCGCTCCGCCCAGTCAGGGCAGGCAGTTGTCCACTCCGGCATCATGTATTCCCGCGATTGTTAACCACCAGTTTCGGCGGCTGCTGAATTGCGAACTTATTGGCCGCTTTTTTGGCAGCCTCAGCTTTTGCATCCTTCTTACCGCCCTCACCTTTCTTCTGATGCATATAAGGCAGCATGGCCTTTGCAGCATCTTTCCTGGTTTCGATTTCGTAACCAACGTTGTTCATAACCGATTTCAGGAAGTCGAGAGGGTCTTCATACTCACCGGCGGACGATGCCGCAGGAGGTCGTTTTTCTTCAGGAGTGTTTACTGCTGGGGTATAAACATTCCTGCGATACGCAGGTTCGTCATCCACCTCAACTTTTTCTCGTTTTTTCCGCTCAATAAACGCGATGACCTCCGGGTCTTTAGCAAGCTGCGACCCCTTGGAACGCGCGGATTTTTCAGAATATCCCGCCTTTATTGCCGCATCCTTCTGAGACATCCCGGACATCAGCGCGAGAGCATATTTCCGCTTCTGCGCTGTTAACATGTTTACACCCTCCAGAGGGGGATTTTTTCTGCGAATGAGAGGGGGAGCGGTGTCCAGGGCGATCGATGTTTACTCTGGATGATACCCCCCCCCGGGGTTGGCAGGCCTCAGAGCCCTACAAACCCTGATTCCTGATCGCCATCATGCACCTTATGCTTCAGGGCTTGTTCATCAGGCTGATCAGTAGCGGCTTCACGTGCAGACTTACCTGCATGACATTCAGTGCAGAGCGTCCACAGGTTGTGCTCCGAGTTATCGCCTCCGAACTGAAGCGCGATACGGTGGTCGAGTTCACTGTCAGTCAAATCAACAACCCGATTACACATACAGCAGCGACCACTGTCACGCGCATAGATACGGCGCTTCAAACTCACCCTTGCACTTCCACTTATCCGGCGCTGCTCACCGTAGATTGGCTTGATGCGTCGCGTATCAATGGCTTTCAGGCGTGGCTTTAACGTTGATAGCTTAGACATGAACCTCCACGCCCGGCGGCGTTCTGTACGTGGCGCTGAGTCAGGGTGATGCTCTACCGTTTCAGCATCTGCATGGTCCACCAGCGAGTAACACGGATAGATCACTGAGCCACCCCATGCATCACCCACAGCGTAATCGGCGGGTTTGCTGTTATCCCAACGGGATAGCACGCGATGCACATGCTCAGGCGGGACGCTATAGCAAACGCCATGAATGAGTCTCGACAGCGTGATGTAATCAGCGCGTGTCTTATCAGCCACGATTAGCCGCTCAGCAATCTGCATTTGATATTGTGGAGGCCGCCCGGTACCGAGATAAAAGCTCAGCATGTCGCCAGGAAAACGAGCCAGCCAGTCCTGAGCCTTATAACGAAAACCATCAACGGGTAATGCATCCTCTTCGATGATAATCACTCTGTCTGATTGCTCAGCAGCCCAACGAAGAGCGCGAAGGTGGTTTGAATTTGCACCAGCACTATGCTCATCCATGAAGACAATGTCAGCCTCAAGCTTACTCGCTAACTCTTCAGCCATGGTGCGGCGGGAATGGTGAGCCACGATAGCGATCAACATCTGTCAGCCTCATTGTGTGTGAAATGCTCAAGTCTGGCGGCAATAGCTGCGTCCCTGGCTTCTTCAAGTGACATGAATGTTTTCCTTAGAACAAACTTGCCATTGAGCTTAACTTGCGCGAGCCAGCGCCTGTTGCCGCGATTCAGATAAGTAACCCCGAGTACTCCAGTTTTACTATTTTTCTTAGCGCCGCCGAGGTTTTGATTGTTCTCGCTTCTGCTGGCCAACCTGAGGTGATTGATATTGCAGCAGAGCCTGTTGCGACAAATATGATCGACATCCATACCATCAGGAACAGGACCGTTCACGGACTCCCAAACAAAGCGATGCACACGTAATGCCTTACCGCCAGTTCGTATGCTGCCGTAACCTGTTTTTAACTTTGCGCCGGTCCATACCTGGCATTCGCCTTCAATCTTTGTCCTGGCCTTAATTGCTTCCTGTGGCGAGCTATAAACTGTGTTCCGCACAACCAATGGATCACCGTATTTCCGCCATCTGAAATAGTGCTTTCCGCACATCCCTCTTTTTTCAGAACGATTATCGCGGTCATTCACGGAACATTTTTTAGACATCATATCTCGCAACCAATAAAAAAGGCCGCCGAAGCGACCTTGATTTATTTTCAAATTATTTATGGCGCCAGAAAGCGTACTCTTTACCGACACCATCGGACTTAAAAATAGTGTGGATGCGCGGGCCGGTGATAATGCGATCGCCAAACGATTTAGCAACAATGCCAAAAGCGATCATATCCCCCACCGCGGCGCCAGCCTGTTCTTTCTTCCAGAAACGATAGCTCTCGATCCGGTAGTAAAGACGGATGATGCCGTGAGCGAACGCCATCACATCAGCGCGGCTGCCACCCAGCAGACCAGCGTTAAGCATCACATTGTTGCGGTGCGCTTCAATGAACTCCTGATAGATACGCTCAGGATGATTCTGTTTCGCCCAGGAGTCGGCGTAGGTCTTCGGTTCAGAACCGACATACACCTTTCCGGCTTCCATTTCTTCCCACGGCGCGCAAAGCATTTCGACATCGGTACCATCGGTACACCAGACGAACCGGTATTCATGGTGTTCTCGCAGGTGCTGCCAGATGTGCAGCCAGCGACGGAAGTAGACATTCATCTTCACGTCAGGGACGCGGTGAAGTTCAACATCTGCCGGGACTGTCTGCAGTTCATCCACCAGCGCGATACGTCCGCACTGCCGGAGTGATGCGGCCCATTTAGCCAGCATGTCAGGAGAGGCGGTCATTTTCGTACCGCGCTGCGGGTCAGGCTGGCTGGTCAGTAACGTAGTGATAACCACGTCGCGCTGTCGCCGGTACTCCACATAACCGGTAAACCCGGCATCACGCCGTTCGTTGTGGATTTTAACGTTACGCTCCACCAGCGCCTGCCGGTCTGGTTTTGGTACCGAACGCTCTACGGCCTCATGCTCATCAAGAGAATGAATCAGCTTTTCTGAACCGACGACATCACCGTAAGCCCACGTCGTAAGACCAGCGTTATGGATGCGCAGGGCAAGGTCGCTGTGTTCGTACATACCGCGACCGTAGACCGGGTCAAAGCCGCCAATCTTCTCGATAGCGCTGCGGTGGTAATACAACATCACGCCGCGCTGCCCGGTATAAGCCACATGCCGATCGTCACGGTAAAGCACCGCCATGTCGTTCAGCTTATTGCGACCGGCCAGATCGAGAAACTGGTACGCCAGGTGCGGTTCAGGTGATTCGATATAAGGCAGGTGCCAGTTGTCGGCAACCGGCCATGCGTCATCGTCCCACAGGAAAAGGTGCTCACACCCGGAATCCATCAGCGCTGTCAGGCTGGCGTTCTTTGAAGCGACGATGCCGAGGGATGATTCATGCCGAAGCAACTGCACGCCGTCGGGAACTACTGCTGAGGGTTTAGAACCATCGTCGATAACAACCACCAGCGCGCCGGCTGGAAGATGCTTCATGTGCTGTTCGAGCGCTCGTTTCAGAACGTCGGATCGATTGTGGGTAGTGATGGCAATGCCGATCCGAGACGACGAAGCGCTGGCGGGTGCATACGGGACACCGTCAATAGTGACCTGCATAATAAACTCCATGGATAATCGTATGCGGAACAGTTACTGCTTAACGCTGTTGGCGCTCAATCACCACAAGTCCACGACGAGTTTGTCGTTTCACCTCACCGTTTTGCGCCAGCACCCTGCCCTTACCATCGGTTTCAATGCTCACTACCTCACCAGTAACATCATCCGCGGTAAGGCAATGTTTAACTTCTTCCCCGTTCAGATAAACGGTGATGCGCTCTCGCCCTGGGATGATGCGTTCACCCGGATCATCATCGAGTACAGTTATGCGCATGGTTAACGCCCTTTCTGATATAACAGACCGCCGGGTTGTAGCGCGTTACGGATGGCGCGGTTCACGGCTTCATTAATGTTCAGCTGCGCTGCTAACTGAGCAGAAAACTGAGCATCAAGTGAAGCCTGCAGCGACTTAAACAAATCACTCTCACGCACGGCATCAATGACGGCCTGCTTCGTTTCATCGCCAAGCCTGATATTCATCTTCGCGTTTGTTACGACGGCGTTTCCGATGATGGATGAAACGGCTTCATGCACCGTATAGCGATCAGCCATAAACTCAACGTTGCTCTGGCCATCTTCAACTCCGATGGTCATGCCAGCTGCGTACCGTTTGCCACCATAATCCACGTTCATCTTCACGCTGTAGTTCGTAGACAATGTGCCATTGCCGATCAGCGCCTCGTGGATGTAAGCCTTGCCGGTTTTATCAACAAACCAGCCACCTTTAAGGCCATGAAGTGCGCAGCTGTTACGGATCTCTTCGTCCAGCGCCTCAATAATCTCTTCGGTATCGACAGAAGAAACCCCTTCGATCCAGTCACCGGCTCGCCAATCTCGTGCTGAGCCATCTTCTGCAATTGGACGCAGGCGCACCTGCAATCTCTCACCAGCTTTGAGGCCGGAAATAAGGCATACGGTAGCTGGCCAGAAGATGCGTTTTTTCATAAGTCGGCCATCTTCATGAAGGCATTGCAGTTCTAGCACCGCGCAGCCACCCGGCCATTTCCATTCGACGTCCACACCAAAAGGTTTGGGAGTGGTTTTTACGTAAGGGACGATTGAAGGTTCTGACATTTTAATTTTCCTTTTAGACGTGAGCCTGTCGCACGGCAAAGCCGCCGAAAGTAATCGGTTTGCCCAGGCTCACAGCTGAAAGACTTTCTTTGATGTGCGCGTGCGATGCGCATAAATGCCGCGCTATGCGGTTACTGTCTGAATATCAGGGTATTACTTCGTTCTAACCCCGGGTAAGGTAAGCATTCAGCCCGTCAGTGGTGGGACACTGATTCACGCAAAGAGGAGGAATGGCTGAATAACTCTTCGAAGGAAAAAGGATGATCACCAAAGTAAAAATCAAGTTTATTTCCCCTATTGATGGATCGGTATCAGATACCCCCACGGAGCATGCAATTCCCGTAGTTCCATTGACAGTATGGCCAAGTAGCTCAAAAGATATAAACGTTTATAAACCAAATGGATTGAAGGCTGGTGCCTACGCACTTATAGATACCGGAGCAGATATTTGCTATGTGGATTCAGACTTTGCTGACGATTTAAAACTCCCAATCGCGGAAAAAACAACTGTGAGCGGAGCCACCTCAACAATAGAAACTACAGTTCGGCATGCGGTAATATCGTTCACTGAGGACGAAAGAGTTTTTTCAACAGAATTGACTTCAGTGCCATTGGTAAGTAACGGGAGAAAATTCCAGGTCGTTTTCGGAATGCAACTAATTAAAATGGGCGCCCTTACGATGGATTTTTCCAATCAAGTATTTGAGTTAACATTTTTTAACTAACCCCCCAGGGATACCTCCCTCTTTTGCAAGACTGGATAAGGGCATTGCTTTTGCTGTTTTCCTAAAATCGGTACCAGAATTGAGTTGCGATTTAATATCTTTTAATTCGCTCTCAATTCTCTTTACACGTTCAGCTAAAGTCATGATTGCCTCTTAATAATCGCTTAACATCTACAAAGCCTGCCCGAAGACAATACATACCATTATCAAGCCCACCAGCAGGTGAGCTTTGTAATGGCTAACAGTCGTCATCTGGACGTGCTACAGCTCGACATGCGGCCATGCATGCGCGCTTCATATCGAGCTCTGCCTGGCGTATCCACTCAACAGCTTCCCAGTCGTGAGGAGTGCGTTGTACATCACCTACATGCTCACGCAGCAACTTAATAAACTGGCGGCTGAGATCCTTAAACTGGTTCATCTTGCCGATTTCACCGTAAGAGAGTTCGCGGTAGCCCTTAACGGTGCTTCCGTCCTGTGGTTTAGCTTCGCTCATCGGATTCTCTATTTTTGGTGGGTATGGAAACTTACCCGCGATTGAATGTGAACACAGCAGCATGCTTCACTCCTGTTTCTGGCAGTTCGCCTGCCACGCTTTGTTATGCGCCAGGATGTCTTTCTTCGTCTGGCGGTCCAGAACGTCAATATCGTGGTTTGTCAGATAGATAATCCGGCTCCACAGGCAGCCCGTATCAATCACCACCGGGGCGGGTGAAGTTTTCGCGCAGCTCGCGATCAACATCGTCATCAGGCATGTGATTAACAGTCTGCTGGACATTACTGGCCTCTTTCGTTGCTTCTACCCGGCGTTCGGCTGCTGCGACCGTTGCCGCTGCGTTATCTTCGGTGCGCTGCTGGTCGGCTTTCACTTCAGCTTTGCTGGTGCCGCGAATATGGCCCAAGCCAAACGCGGCGGCGATAACAGCAAATACAGCGACAACTAGCCCGGTAATCATCTCAAGCGTCATATAACCACCCGCTCCTTCACCCAGCCATATACAAACGTCTCGTTCGCGCTGCGCTGTTCTGCCAGTTCGAGATAACGCTGACCCTGGCTGCAATTCAGGGCCCGGAGCATAACCAGTTCGCCCTCTTTTCCTCGCCGGGAAAGATAGCTTTTTAACGCGCTGATAGTTCGCGGACCGATAAAACCATCTGCAATCAGATCGGGATAAAGCGTGCCCTGAATGTTGAACACGTTCAGCCAGCGCTGGAACCATTTGGTCTGAACTGATGGGCCCATGTTAACGCCGGTATCGCACAATTCGGCGGCGATGGCTGGTGATACCTCAGAAACAAGGTCGAAGCGTGGCCCTGCCCAGTAGTCAGCCGTCAGGATATCCAGCGCCTGCTGGCGGGTAAGGTTACGCATATCACCGCTGTAACCGTGGGCACGTGCTACCGCTTGCGTGATTCCCCAGTTTGTTGGGCCACCTTTATCGTCGGGGTGATTAACGTAACCGCCCTCTTTGCCAAGAATGGCGTCAAAAATTTCGTCTTTTGTCATTAGTGCCTCAGAAGATCAACCAGACGTGCCAGATTTCCCCGGACCTTCATAACAGCTGCGCATATCAGGAGGTTCGACATCACCACCAGCCAACTGGAGTCACGATAGAGGCCGAAGATGAATTGCCATGGGATTACTGCGTAAACCAGGATGGTTATATACGCCAGGATTGAGATAAAAGGACGGTGCCGGGCACCATGGCGCTGGTAGAACATCAGAACGACGACGATCACCGAGCAGATAAACGCGTTAAAGACAGCTGACGGGTCAATTACCATTTCCCCCTCCTCCGCGTAACCGTGAGAAAAAACCGAACAGGGTGTTCAGGTCCTGGTTATTAAGAAAAGTTAGGATTTTTATACACAGTGCAGACAAAATCACTGCACCGAGTGCATCCAGTGGTTTTTCATAACTCGAGGCAGCATTTAGCCATGAACCAACAAACCCGGCGCCAAGCACTCCAACAATGAATGATGTAAGGAAATATGCAGCCAGGCGAGCACGCGTAAGGTTTGCAGCTGTCGCGACGTAAAACACCGCACCACCAAACGCTCCAAACACCACGCCGAAATCTGTATGAGTAAAGACACCATACAGGACTGAACCCAGCAGGCCTCCGCCGAGAACTGCACCAGTGCCGGTTAATGGATCGGACATTACGCCCCCTCTGTAATTGCTATGAATCCTCTCAGTAAGTTTGAGGGGAAATAATAAAAGCCCGCTGTTGATGGCGGGCTAATGAGTTGACTATTTGTAAGGTAGGTGTGAGTAAGACTTATGCTCAGAGGTGAAGCTGTATCGGCTGATTCACTATCGGTCCAGGAGAACCACCGGGCATTCAGTTACTTCCCACAACTCAAAGCGTAGCAGCAGTTTGCAAAACCATAAAAAAAGGCCTGCGTTTTATGGCAGGCTCTCAAGGAATTTGAAACTTGTATTGTTGTTGTCATGGTGCCGGGTGCCTCCCGGTGACTCTACCCCAGCCAGCAAAGCCGCGCGCATACCTGCAGATAGCAGTTGACTGGAACGCCCTTTCGCTTAGAAAGGATTCACCACACAAACAAATTACGCCGAAATCATTCCGCCGGTCAATACTTCATTGCCGTGAGTTCTCTCAGAAGGAGGGGAAACAAAAAAGGCCACCCGAAGGTAGCCCGTAGTAATGATTGTGAAGGCTGGAGTCGAACCAGCTTCCATCGGTGCGCTGCCGATTGGGTTACGCGCGCCTTGTGGCTACTTATCCAGAATATTCACCGCAAAACTATTCCCTAGCTCGCCGCTGAGCTTCATCACAATGGGTATCGCTTTGCCGCGCCAGGGAAGTGTGCCTGGTCTCACCGGGATGTCGTCACATACTCAAAGCGATTTCCGTTGTGTAGAAAATAAATAGCCCCACTAATACAGGCAGGGCTTAATTTATTTTATTCGTGTAGGCGTTAACGACACATTTCAGCTTTAGCTTTCATGTAAGCCTCGTGAGCCAACTCCGCAGTTTGGAAACTACCGAGATCTTTGCGTTTCCCGTTGACGCTAATCGCAGAACGCCACAGGCCACGATCCTTGCACCAGTTTGCTCCAATTAGCCCAGATTTCGCACCTTTTCTGGCCTTATGCCTGTTCTGCTGATTAACAAACTGGGTAACGATACGTAAGTTGTCCCATCGGTTATCTTTGGGATTGCCATTGATATGATCGACACACTTATCAGCTGGCGGCAGCGCACCATCCATGTATAAAAAAGCCAACCGATGAGCGAAGATTAATTTCTTATCGATCATTATCTGGATATAGCCGTACGTATCTGCGTTCCCGGCTATATTGCCTGGCGTAGACCGAGAGTTTGTTCGCTTGATCCAAACAAATAAACCAGTCAAAGGGTCGTACTTCAGAACCTCTTTCAGCCGTTCTTGCGTGATGCTCATGATATGCGTATGCCTTACTTTGAAATGAACCTTTGCCGCACAGGAAACCAGCCCGTCGAGGCTCGCCAGCGCTAACTGACTTCCTAAAAGGCTCATTTCAAATGGATTGGTTCGACGTATTGAATGCGCGGGCGGTGCGCGGGAAATGCGGGTACAAAAAAACCCGCAACGTGGCGGGCTTTTCGAGGTTAATTATCTACAGGCGTTATACTCCATAATCAGAAGCTTACAAGACAACCTTATGCAAAGTCAACACTAACGCGCAAAAAAGTGTCGACATTTGCTCCGATCATATTAATAAGTTGTTGCCTTCTCAAATTCTACTGCCGCGTGACGCTCCCCCTGGCGCAGCGTGTCCACCAGCATTTCATAAAAGGGTTTCCAGTTGCGTGACCATGAGGACTGATGGAGGTCCGGGAGACGCTTCAGAATGGCACGGTGTACCGTCGCCGAGGAGATAGCAGAGAAGCCATTACCAGAGCAACGTTCACACGTTTTGAAAACCGGTGCGCCACGTTCTTTGGTCGCTTTGCGATCCAGCACTTCACCTTTACCGCCGCATCTGCACCGCGCAAGGATTACCTTTTTCCCTCCGCAGGTTTCGCAAACCCTTTTCACCAGCTCATTTTTAATCTTCGGGGCCACCACTTCGGCACCGTCAGCGTCGAAGATACCAGGGTATTTAATTACATCTTCATGTCCGGAGATAAATCCGGTACCGCAACAGCTGTGACACGTCACGCTGGTGGCCGCTGAACGGGAGTAATCAGCAAAGGCAAATTTTGCCAGCATCTGCATACACCATCCGAACTGCTCACCAGCTGCTTTGCGAACATTCTTTGGTGCCGTTTCCATCGCGTAACGAGCCAGCGCCTGAACTGCGAGCTGTTCATCCGTTTTGCTGATTCCCGCTTTACCGAAGAACGCCGCCAGGCCGAAGCGCGCACGGCTGCTGGTGGTGCCAATCGCCGCCATTACATCTGTTCCTGTAAGGCGGTCCGGAGAGGTTCCTTTCACGTCGTCGCTGATGTGCATGCCCTGAGGGCTAAAATGTTTGAGTGATGCTTCCAACTTCATACGGTTGCCCCCGCTGCCTTGATGGTTTTAATAGTCTGCATTGCTGGAATGCCTTTCTTTTGAGTAACGTCTGGTCTGGGCTTTCTGCTGTGGAGCTGAACGTTGCTTTGCTAACTCCTGGTCAATTGGGAGGAAGTGCCCGTTATAGAATCGACGGTAGATCGTGCCCAGCTCACCGTTGCGCTGTTTGGTCACGTTAATTTCCGCTATCCCCTTTGCTGGCGACTCAGGGTTATAAACTTCATCGCGATAAAGCATCATGATGAGATCAGCATCTGCCTCAATCTCACCTGAGTTTTTAAGATCGGAGTTCATTGGACGTTTATTTGGCCGAGTTTCGACACCACGAGAAAGCTGGCTCAGGGCAAGCACCGGCGTTTTATTAGATTTAGCCAGACGCTTGAGTCCTTTTGACACCTCACCGACGGCAAGGTCATATCGTGCAGTGCTTTCAATTTTGATGAGCGCCAGATAGTCCACTACCACCAGCGCTATTTCCGGATGAGCCAGTTGTAAGCGGGTCGCAATCTGTTGAATCTGATCAACTGTCAGATCGGTGGAATCAACCATCCAGATGCTACGACCAGTCAGGCGCTCTACACCATTGGTCAGCCTGGCCCAGTCTTCATCGTCAAAATCAGCGGCCTTTTTCAGGCGTGAAACCGACATGCCACCGGCAGCGGATACCATCCGCTCACCGATCTGGATATTTGGCATTTCCATGCTGAAGAACAGGACACCACGGCCCTGCTCAGAAACTTTGTCGATGATATCCAGCGCAAATTCAGTTTTACCCATCGAAGGACGCGCAGCGATAAACACCAGGTCTGTTGGTTCAATGCCGCCAGTCTTTGCATCAAGCTCTTCAATACCCGTCATGAGGCTTCTGGCTTCTTCGAGCCCGCGGTTGCGTGCATCTACCCGATCCACTACAGCAGGAAGAATGTCGTCAATATGAACTGGCTGAACGGTCTTTTCTTCGAGAGAAATTGCGGCAATGCTGTTCTGTGCGGCCCTGAATGCCGATAAAGCCGCATCACCATTGTGAGCACTCCGGAGATCAGCCAGCGCCCTTTCAATCACAGCTTCGGCATCACGAACAGCTGCATTACGCTCCAGCGTAGCAACGTAGGACACAAGCGCCGACTTGGCCCATGCGATACGGCTCGAGTCCATAATGATTGCGCTGTGCTTTGGCATGTTTTCGCAGAGCAGTACAGGGTCAATAACGCCAGCTCCACGCGCCTGACGGCAGATCCCAGTATATATTTCCCGATACTGCGGTACCGAGAAAGCGGTGGCCGGTACCCTGGAAAGAATATCCAGTACCTCAGGGTCGGCTCCACGCAGAAAAATTGCGCCGATCACCGCACCTTCCAGATCTTCATTTTTCCAGACAGGCGTCATGCTACAACTCCTGACGCGATAGCGCGGAAACTTCCCCAGCCAAATGCCAGTCGGTTGCGTCCACCATCGGTAACCCGGTCCACGATTCGCTCACCAATCGTCTCTTTCAACTGGTCGAATGTGAGATTGCTTATCAGGATTGTCGGCAGAATGCTTTCGTACCGGGCATTGATGATTTCCTGCAGGATGGTCATCTCCGTCGGGCTACCGAACTGCACACCCACCTCGTCGATAATCAGCAGATCCAGTGAAGCGAAGCGCTCAATGACGTCTTCCTCAGTCATTTCAGCATTGTGACGCCACGTGCTTTTCACCGCCCGGGTGAGGCGCATAACGTCGGTGATTTCCACTTTAGCGAGGTGATCGCGAATGATGGTTTTTGCGATAGACACTGCCAGGTGGTTTTTGCCAGTACCGCAATTTCCAGTCATGACTAGCCCGGTTCCGGCTTTCAGACGTTCAGGCCAGCTGTTTGTGTAACGCTGACAGGACGCGAGATTTTTGGCGGCATCCTGATTGATAGCCTGGTAGTTAGCAAATTCACATGCTTCGAAACGTCGCGCGATCCCTGCGTTGTCAATCAGGTAGGACACACGTAATGCGCGCAGGCTGGATTCGATGTCCGCAAGTTCAGCTTTTACACACTCCGGGCATTGGGAATGCTTGACGTTTTCAACGCCACGATAGGCTTTTCCAGTGAGGGAAATACGTTGATAGTCACCATGCATTTCACAGGTGGCAGAGTGCACTTCACCAGACTCCCAGCTTCCCCACTGCCATGGTTTTTTATGCTCTACAGCGAACGCCAGTTCTTCACGAAGCCCTTCGCGCTTCGCCACCAGAGCATCTCTTTCTTCGCGTTGTTTAATACTCAGCATTGTGATTTCTCCTGCTTACCAGTTGCAGTCTGACTGGCCGTAATCTTGTTCACTGAACCCTGATACAGGGAGCATTCCGGTACGTACTTTGGTTTTGCCTGCGGGAGGCTGCCATACCTCTTCGAAGTGCCGATCAGGACCGAAGAACGTTGCTGCTTGTTTGACGAACTGAGTTCCCTCGCTACCTGTGGCGCGAACATACCCGGCATAACGGCTTACACCAGCCAGCATTGCCTCAGTGGTAACACCGTCTTTGATTCGAGCTTTCCAGGCTTTCCAGGCAGCTGCCTTGGAGTTACCACCAGCACGTTTTGGGTATGCCTGCCATGCCTGCTCGAACTCGTTGGAATAGTTCTCTTTGGAAGAGCGGTTTTCAGAAGGGGCTTTCCCACGTGCGCTAATATCTTGTGATTCTTGTTTTGAATTTACTTGTGGATCATGTTTTGAATTTACTTGTGGATCTGGGGTCAGATTCTGACGGGTGAAAACGCCATTTTTGTCAGAATCTGACGGGTGAAAACCGTTTGAACATCCAGAATCTGACGGTTCATATTTTGAAGGGTCAGAATCTGACGGGTGAAAACTGTTAGCCCTGCGTTGCTGTTTCAGCGCAGCTACCTTGTCCTTCTCAATGCGTGCCAAAGCCTCCAGGCGATCAGCATTCAAATGATAAAGATTGGACGTGTTGCGATTACCTTTACGGCGTGATTCACGACGCAGCCAACCGGCAGACTCGAGTTCAGCAATGGCGGTCCTGACCGTGCTTTCCCCGAGCCCCAGCTGGCGGCAAATAGTTTCAACACTCGGATAGCAGACACCATCATCATTCGAGTAGTCAGCCAGACGAGCCATAATCACCAGCTTTGCACCCTTAATGTCATGCGCGGCGCACGCGTCCCAGACGTTACCGAGAATTTTGCTACTCATACAAACTCCTGAACTGGCGTGATTGTGTAGCCGCGAGCTGGCTCAAGACGAACTGCAAGCCCGGTATCGAGAGCACCAATTTTTCTCACTTTCAGGAAACCTGCTCGTTCAAGGGCCTTGATCTCCTTAAACATTGCCTGCTTTGAGCAGCAACAGAATTCGTACAGTACCTGATGATCGATTACTCGCTCCCCTTCTCCATCCATAGATCCGCCCATCAAAATGCGAAGCATGACCAACCGCTGAAGTGGGTTATCGAATGAATATTTACGTACGAAGTCAGAGTGATTCATGATTCCTCCTGCATGCCGTGACATGTCACACCTCAGAACCGCTCTTGAAAACCAACTGTTCTTTTGTAATAACTGGCTTATTCACGAATGACTTTGATGCGCTCTCGATCGCCAATGCCAGTCTGGGGGAAGCATTGCGATGACCATAAGCAATGAGATTCAGGTATCCCGGAGATGTGCCTGATTTTTTAGCAAGATCTGCCCACTGCTCTTTTGTTGAGCACTTACGCCAAGCAAGTAATTGGTTGTTCATTACGGTCTCCTGTTGCAATGAATCAACTTTAGCTTTTTGCTAAATTAAATGCAATAATCATTTAGCAGTTTGTGTATTTACCACATTGCTAAATAATGAGATTATTTTGACATGGACATAAAAAGCATACGCAAATCAAACCTTGAGCAGCTCATTGTTGAGTTCCTGAAGCGCGACAGACATACGACAAAAGCAGCTTTCGCAGAATTGTGCGGGATAAGCCCTGCCCAGTTGAGCCAGTTGCTTGGGGGCAATAGCCATCGAAACATAGGCGACAAAATGGCCAGAAAGATTGAACAGGCCTTGGATCGTCCGTTTGGGTGGCTGGATAGTCCACACAATGCTCCTGACAGTATTAAAAGCGAGTTGGAGTATGTCGGATCAGTCCGTCCGGGAGCTGTACCAGTTGTAGGGGAAGCGATTCTTGGGATTGACGGAATGATCGATATGCTAGAGATCCACGCTGGATGGCTACAAATATACAGCGCGGATAGGGATGCCTATGGGCTGAAAGTGAAGGGAGACAGCATGTGGCCACGCATACAGTCTGGAGAATATGTCGTCATAGAGCCAAACACCCAAGTTCATACAGGTGATGAGGTTTTTGTGCGAACAAAAGATGGGCATAACATGATAAAAATCATGAGCAAAACTCGCGATGGCGATTATCAATTCTCAAGTGTAAACAGTGATCACAGGCCCATCACCTTAAGTCCTGATAGCATCGAGAAAATGCATTTTGTTTCAGCTATTGTTAAGCATACGCGTTATGTTGACAATGATGAAATGCCCGCCCTGTAAACCCCATCTTTATCCCCCTCCAACCGACCTGATGGTCGGTTTTTTTATGCCCACCGAAGAATAATATTAAAATAATTATATTATTTATCAAATACATAAAAGAAAAAGTAAATAATTTAGCATTTATCATTTGCATGGCTTTTACCATTTTGCTAAATTCACTTCATCAGCAGACAACGGAGCCTATGAAATGAATGTAGAGCAAATGCTTTCCGAGAACGGAACTGTCCACAAAATTGCGATGGATATTGATCGTGTAATCAATGCGCTTGAGTACGCAGAATCAGATCCAGATGTTGCATATAAACCAGCGGCACTCATTAAAATTTGTATCAATCAGTTAAGGGATAATCTTTCTGTTCTAAACCATGAACTTGGTTATGATTGGCCGGAGAATAAATAAATGAAAACTCCATTAGACATGCTTCATGATATCGTCGCTCAGATTTCCGAAGGCAATACTCTTCTGGAAATGATTTATAAAAACACCGAAGAAATGAACGAGGAAACTGATTGCGGCTTAGCCTGCCTCATTCGCTCTTTCGATAAAACCCGTGAAACAGCTTACGCATACATCGAAGAGTTAGCAAATAATGCAAAGACAGTTACCCCCCCCCATCGGGAATAGAGATGATATTGCCGATGATATTTTTTATGCCACAGTCAGCGCTGCAAAACTCAGGGAACTGGCTCACGTATATAACGAATCATATTTTTCAGGAAAAGACAGTGATGACGCTGATTGCCTAATGGCATCACTTATTTTCGATAATACCATTAAGGTACATGAATTACTGAAAAGCATCGAAATAAAATTAAATTAATTAATAGGTAGTTTAAATCACACCATCCCTGGTGGGGATACGTGCAACCAAATTTCAGAGGAGATTGAAATGAACCAATCTGAAATAGATAGTCTTCTTGAATCAAAAGTTTCGCGGCGTAGGCATTTAAAAAGCCTGGAGTATGGTGTTGGTCATTATGACGTAGAATTCCCCAGCACTATTATCATCGACGGAATAATGTGCCACCACAGCGCTCACCGTCGTTGGAGCGGCATGTTATCTCGCTGCTACAAACCGCACACAGAACAGTTAGAGCACAGTTACGCCGGATGTACTGTTGCCGAAGAGTGGCTGCGATTCTCAAACTTTCTGGCGTTCTGGAAAGAAAATTATCGCGATGGATATGTGCTAGATAAGGACCTGCTACACCCTGGTAACAAGATATATGGTCCTGAATACTGCGTATTTGTTCCCCCAGCACTTAACTTATTTACAGGTGATCGCGCCCGTTTACGAGGGAAATACCCACAGGGTGTTATCTGGCATAAACAGTCCGGTAAGTTTCGGGCACGAATCAACGTAAACGGAAAGATTTCACACCTTGGGCTTTTCAACACCACACAGGAAGCCCACTTAGCCTGGCACACAGCCAAGATGCAACAGGCTAAGGACTGGAAGCCCACATGTGATGAGATTCACCCACTACTACATGCAGGCCTGATGAAAAAAATAGCGGGAATGCAACAGCGATTTACTCAACCACGTTAACCAACTTTTAAATGGGTAAGTAAATGTTAATCGATAAAGCGGCATACAAAACAGCATGTCTTTTCTTTATGGTCTATGGCGACGAGTACCGCCATATATCTGACCTTTTCATGCGTAAAGCTTACGGAGTCTGAATATGCTCAGTAGAGACAGTTCTCTAGAAACCGCAAAAAATACAGCAGATAACCTTTATCAATTAATGGAGTTAATCAACTCCAATATTATTGATATGGATATCGAGCAAATAATTTCCCTGTCTGGCCTCTGCCTTGATTTATCGGCTCAGGTTTCAATGTGGATGGATTCGGAGTTTGAACGCCGTGAAAAACAACGTAATTGAAACTTACCGACGCCGAATTTTAAAGGCAGCGTTATTACGCCACCAGCGTAAAACAGGCAGTAACTGCCTTGTTATTAAACTCAATAAAGGCGGCATTAACACGGTCGAGCTAACAGAGATTCTTCTCGATGGGTTATTACGAAAATTCGAAAGGCTTGCGATCAGTGAGTACGGGAATGTCGAAGGCGTAAAAGCTATTAAGGGAATTTACAGCAGCGCTGTCGATGTTAATGGCAGCGGTGAATTCCTTACGGATAGCGGGAAGGAATTAATCGACGAGCTCATTTCTGAGCTGGTTGAGTTCGTCAAAAAACAAAAAGTGGAGGCTCGGATCTGATGGCGCTCACAGCGATACGAATTCCTGAGTGGGTTCACCTCAAAGCGACACACGTTTTAAGCCAGTTCAGGGCAAGGCGCATTCACCCCTGCCGAATGCACGGCTCCGGGAATTTGAGCCTCAAAGTTAACCATCGCTGGCGGCTTCTCTCCCGCGATGGCGGCAAGAACTGGGAAGTAATGAGTCACGAACGATACAGCAAAGTTAAGGACCGGAAATGAACGATAAACGCATTACTACCACCTCAATCGACAGAGCATTCACAACAGAGTTGCAGCCAGTTTATGTCGTATCGAGGCACGGTTACTCGCGCCGTTTCCTCAGCAGAAGTGCGGCGATCAGCAACCTGGCTCACTACATGGTAACCAAAACCTTTCACCGGGCCGGTTTGACCACTAACGAACCAGACGAGCCGGTATTCAGCAATGGTGTACTCGTCAATCGCATGGGCCAGCACACTCAGCAATATCTCTTTGCACACAACCGCTGTATGCGGCGCATTAGGCGAATTCTGGAACGCAAGCGCGCAGCACGTAAGTGGCTGGCGAAATGGGACTCCATGCACGACCGCTACGTGAAAGAGCAAGCGGAGCTCCAGGCCAGCAAACCAGAAGGGATCAACTGATGATTGCTTACTTACGCGTTGTTTTATCGGTGCTGATTGTCGCCAGCGTTTATGGGCTGTTCGTTCCGATCCTCATTTCGATGAAGGACACAACAGCAGTTATATCCGGTTTTGCCCTGGCGATTCTGACCCCGCCGTGCATCTACGCCATCTGTAAGGGTCTTGTTGTAACCGTAACTAAGGAAAAGAAATGAAAAAAGCAATTATGGCTTCAATTATCGCGCTTTCTGCCATCGGTCTCGTTGGTTGTGATCGTGTTGAGCCTGGCAACGTTGGGATTAAGGTCAACAAGCTGGGTGACGATAAAGGCGTTGGCGAAGTGGTAGGCGTTGGCCGCTATTGGACTGGCTGGAACACAGAGGTTTACATCTTCCCGACCTTCAAACAGATGAAGACCTACGACGACGCTTTCAACTTCCAAATGAGTGACGGCACAACTATCGGCTATCACATCGGCGTCGCCTATAAAGTTGATCCGACCAAAGTGACAACGGTCTTCCAGACCTATCGCAAAGGTGTGGACGACATCACCGACACCGATTTGCGCCAAAAGATTGCCGACGCTCTTAATCGTCTCGCAAGCCGCATGAGCACCGATAAGTTCATTGACGGCGGGAAAGCTGAACTGCTTGAAAACGCTCTGAAGGAGATCCAGTCCGACATGGGGCCGGTAGGAATCCAGGTTATCAGTCTTTCTTACGTCGGCCGTCCTGAGTACCCGCCGACAGTTATCGACAGTATCAATGCCAAAGTCACCGCCAACCAGAAAACCCTGCAACGTGAGCAGGAAGTAAAACAACGAGAAGCTGAAGCCAACATGCTGCGCGCTGAGGCTGATGGCCAGGCAGATGCAAAACTGAAGCTGGCGGAAGCAGAAGCAAAGTCTATTCAGATCCGTGGACAGGCCATGCGTGAGAACCCGGAAGTTCTGCAACTGGAGGCCATTAACAAATGGAATGGCACTCTGCCTCAGTACATGACCAGTGGCGCAAGCACTCCATTTATTCAGGTTAAATAATCCACCTGCCCGGCTGAATGCCGGGCTATCTGAGGGATAATCATGAGCGAAGTTGTTCTTCTGGTACCGAATGACTGGGTTAGCGAAAAGGTTCTGATTGCGGTTACCGGGCTCAAGCCCGGAACCATCCTCCGGGCCAGAAAAGAATGCTGGATGGTTGGGCGGGAGTATGTGCACGTTTCACCGGACGGAAATCCGAAACCATCCAGCGAGTGCATGTACAACCGTAAAGCGGTCGATGCGTGGGTGGCCTCAATGAAAAACAAACAGCCTGGGTGATTTGAGGCCATGAAAAAGGTAATCTCATATCGCTCTTGGGCGTCTGGAGGAATCAATGGATAAAGTTGCATATCCAACAGGCGTCGAAAACCACGGTGGCACATTGCGCATCTGGTTTAATTTCAAAGGTAAGCGTGTCAGGGAGAGCCTCGGTGTCCCTGACACCGCTAAGAACAGGAAGATCGCCGGGGAACTGCGGACATCGGTATGTTTTGCCATCAGAACAGGCACATTTGAGTACGCGGCACAGTTTCCGGACTCCCCTAACCTCAAGACTTTTGGGGTGGGGAAGAAAGAAATTACAGTGTCAGAGCTTGCCGAAAAGTGGCTGGATCTGAAGAGAATGGAAATCTGCGCGAACGCACTCAACCGTTATGAGTCAGTCACAAGGAATATGGTGCCAAGGATCGGGAGTAATCGGCTGGTGTCGGCGGTGACTAAAGAGGAATTACTGTATATCAGGAAAGATTTACTAACCGGTCACCAGATGCCAATGAAGGGGAAGGTCCAGGCAAAAGGACGAAGTGTTGTCACCGTAAATTATTACATGACAACTATTGCCGGAATGTTTCAGTTTGCCGCAGATCACGGTTACTTAGAGGTGAACCCATTCGACGGGATAAAGCCTCTTAAAAAAGCCAGGGCAGAGCCAGATCCGCTAACTCGTGACGAATTTATTCGCCTGATTGATGCATGCCGGCATCAGCAGACGAAAAACCTGTGGTCACTCGCAGTATACACAGGGGTCCGTCATGGGGAGCTGACCTCCCTGGCCTGGGAGGATATCGATCTTGAAGCTGGAACAATAACAATCAGGCGTAATTATACAAAACTGGGTGAATTCACTCTACCGAAAACTGAGGCCAGTACCAACAGAGTGATACACCTCATTCAGCCTGCGATCAGCGTCCTGAGGAATCAGGCGGAAATGACCAGGCTTGGGAAAAGGCATCAGATCGATGTTCAGCTGCGCGAATACGGCAGAACTGAGAGCCACGAGTGTACATTTGTTTTCAACCCGCAACTGGTCAGAAGATGTCAGCAGGTGGGGATCATCTACAAAGTCGACTCGATAGGTGATTTATGGGACGCAGCGATGAAGCGAGCAGGGATAAGGCACAGGAAAGCATATCAGTCGCGTCACACGTATGCATGCTGGTCCCTGTCAGCCGGCGCTAACCCCAGCTTCATTGCCAGTCAGATGGGCCATGCGAGCGCCCAGATGGTTTTCAACGTCTACGGTGCGTGGATGGCAGACAGCAGTAGTGAGCAGATCGCAATGCTGAATCAGAGGCTCGCGGATTTTGCCCCACAGATGCCCCAAAGCATACAGAGCAGTGCCAGAGCATTATTGAAATCAGTAAGTTAG